CATGCTTTAGATAGAGGTACTGATATTTATTATCAATATGCTCAAGCTTTTGGTGTCATGCAAGGTCAAGCTGCCCCGACACCTCAACCAGCACAACCGCCTGTTCAAGAGCAAGTAACACAAAATGTTCCTCCAGCTCAACCAGCTCAACCAACATCAGATAAACCTGATTGGTGGAAACCACAGGATTAATGATGGAATTAAGTAAGAGCATGCTTACTAAGATGGGTACTGTTATTAAACTCATGGAAGAACTTCATAATGAAATACTTGAGTTTCATGAGATCAACCCTCATCTTTTTAAAGAAAGTCGAGGAAGAAAAAAATTTAGTGACAAAGCTGAAACAATTTTAAAGTTAAAATCTGAAGGTTTATCAAATGTTCAGATTGGTAAAGAAGTAAATTGTTCAAATCAATATGTATCTCAAGTCATCCGCAGATCTGCGAATGGCGCAAAGTAAGTATCGCAAGAACTCTAAGGGGGGCGCTCCAGGTTATGTTGACACCCTTAACATTAAAGCCTCCCTTAGAAACCTAAATATAACAAGCACGGGGTTAAAGAGTTGTTCTTCGTGTCATAACATAGGACATCATGGTTTTGGCAAATCAGATGTTTTTAACAAAGATATGAAATGGTTTTGTTGTCCTATGTGTCTCGCAAAAGAAGGAGTAAAAATGAAATATGATTGGAGGGATAGGCAACCTGATTTCGCCACAGTCGATATGGGCCATTTACCAGATGCATTAAAAGAATGCTTGCCTCAGGTTTTTAAATTTTTAGAAGAAAAAAATTTGTTAAACAAAACATTACATGAATTTAGTAGAGAAGAAATATTTGATTTAATTTATAATTTACACATGATTTTTAAATCTATAGAGCCAGAGGCTTTTATGATTTTTCATAGAGAAGTTATTGATGATTGGTTTTATAAAAAATATGAAAAACCTTTTACCAAAGAAGAAGAAGAAAAAATTGATGATGAAGAAATTGATGATCCAATACCATTTTAGGAGCTTTAAATGTGGAATCTTTCAACCGTCCCAAATGAGGGAGATGTTTCTGATCGTATTAACCCCTATGTTAATCACGCATTAGAATTAAAAAACAAAGACGAACCGATCCGAGGGTACATAGGTGGTTCTAATATAGGAACAGCATGTACACGAAAATTACAATATCATCTTGAAGGACAACCAAGAGATGAGAATAACCCTTTAAAAGGCGATACATTACGAATTTTTCAAGCCGGGCATACTTATGAAGAAATGCTTACCTTGTGGTTAAGAAACGGCGGCTTTGACTTAAGAACACATGATAGAAAAGGCAGACAATTTTCTTTTGAAACTGCTGAAGGAAATATAAAAGGTCATGTCGATGGCATTGTTGCAGGCGGACCTTTAGGAATTAAATATCCCATGTTATGGGAGTGTAAAAGTGCTAACGATAAAAATTTTAAATCGTTTCAACGCAAAGGTGTAGCACGACATAATGTTTTATATCATTCACAAATTGTTGTTTATCAATACTATATGAACTTGATGGAACACCCGGCATTGTTTTCCGTGGTAAATAAAAACACGCAAGAATTATATCATGAGTTAGTTCCTTTTGATTCTAAACTTGCGCAAGAATGTATTGATAAGGCTGTATCAGTAATAAAAGCGACAAAAGCAAAAGAGAGGCTTCCCCGCATTGCATTTGAGAGGGATCACTTTTCTTGTAGGTTCTGTGATTTTCAAACGCATTGTTGGGAGACGGAAAGTGAACTTTGATTTACGACATGTAAAGACTACTGCTGAAGCACCGCCTCAACAAGACTTTGATTTAGATAAATTTAAATCCGATTGTCAGTCGAGATTACCCCACATACTTCAACATCTTTTACCTAATGGTAAGATTAGGGGAGAGGAATTTGTGTGTGGGGATTTACATGGTGGCCCCGGAGATTCTTGTTCGTTTAGTTTAAATAAAAACACGCCTGGATTAGGCGGAGAGTTTAACGGCGGCAAAATGTTCGGAGACTTCATAGATCTATGGCAACATGTAAAGAATTGTGATTTCCAAGATGCGGTAAAAGATATTGGAGATTACATAAGTGTACAGACATCGCGCAAGCCGGTGCAAAGCGTGGCGCCAGCCACGCGCGAGGTCGTGAGTTCTAAAAAGCATATATATAAAGATGAGAATAATGAAATCATCTGTTATGTAATGCGAAAAGAATTTAAGGGTGGAGATAAGACATTTTATCCTGTGCTTCCTTCTGGAGAGAAAAAGTTCCCACAAGTTCGTCCATTATATAATCGCGAGAACATTGCAACATGTTCTACTGAAGATATGATTGTATTAGTGGAGGGAGAAAAGTGTGTGGACGCTCTTAGGGAAGTTGGTATTACAGCTACTACAGCTATGGCTGGATCGAATGCACCTGTTTCCAAGACCGATTGGTCCCCCTTAGATGGGCGTAATGTTGTTATATGGCCAGACAATGATGAGTCTGGTTTGAAATATAGCACTGCCGCAGCATCGCATCTTTTAACTTTGTGTAATACTGTTCGGGTTTTACAACCGGAGCAAGGAAAGCCAAAAGGATGGGACGCAGCAGACGCTATCGCTGAAGGATTCGATATTGAGTCCTTTCTTTATAAGAAAGATACCGATGTAAAGATTATCAATCTTCTCGATGATAGTCTATCGGTTTCTCAATATAAGGAAGGTCAAGCTCCTCAATTTGAATACCTTCTGGATAACACATTACCCCGAGGTGTCGCTGGCGTCATCGCTGCCGCCGGCGATACCGGTAAAGGTATGTTAACTTTAGATTTAGGATTAAAGCTTGCCTATGGTAAAGTTGGATATGATACAGCTTTCGATGCAACGCTGAGACAAAATGGATCTGTGGTTATGTTAACGGCTGAGGACGAAGCTGCGGAGATCCATAGAAGAATAGAGGGTGTTGATTTTAACGGCAGACGATTTTCTGAAACGGGATATGATTTAAAAATATTACCTTTTCCTAATTATGGCGGAGTAAGACCAATTATTATTCCAACACGAAAAGGATTTGAAGCCACGGAAGAGTGGGAAGAGATTATAGCACAAATAAAGAAGATTGACGATTTAGTTCTTGTAGTCATAGATCCATTAGCATCATTTGTATATGTCGATATTAATGCGGATCCAGCAGCCGGGGCATTTGTTACGGGACACTTCGCAAGACTTGCAGCCGAAACGAACGCCACATGGCTCTTGGTGCATCATATGGCAAAAATGGATATGAAGAACCCGGTAACAACACCTGAGCATGCACGAAACTTAATTCGTGGTACTTCAGCTATTGTAGATGGTCTTCGATTTGCATTTGCATTATGGACTCCACCAGAAAGCGAAATGAAACATTTATGTAAAATGCTCCGGATAGATTTTAAAAGAAATAAAATTGTTAATGGTGCTGTTGTGAAGAGTAATGGACCAGCCGATAGAGAGATCCGAACATTTGTCAGAAACTCGCATAGCGGATTACTTGAAGGGCGTAGTTCAGATCTTCAACTTGCACGTCGTGGTAGAGATTATGAATTAGATGAATTAATTCTATGTGTTAAACAAGCTGCATTAGAGGGCAAACCTTTCACACAAACAGGTAAAGCCAATGGCATTGGTCATCATAAAGAAAGACTAACACCAGAACTACAAGAGAAAGGTATAAACCATTTAGAAAAAATGGTGCAAACTTTAATTGATCAAGACAAGATTGTAAAAGCATCAGCGCCCGGAATGAAACCGCGTGTCTGGTTAGATGTTCCTGACGGACCTTTTGCAACGGGACTTGGAGAATTTGAGCCGGGATCGTAATATGAATGTAAAATATATCATAACAATTGAAATAGAGATGAAAGAAAAAACTCCTGATTGGAGTAAATGGAAAGATGTAGAAATTATTGGTATGGATCCTCCGAAGATTTTTAACATTAAGAGTTTTAATATTACTCATTTAGTTAAAAATTTAGAAAGAATATGTAAAAAATACTTAATGAAGGGAGATAAGGCCGAATTTAATGTAGATGTAACCGAAATTAGCCTAAAAGACGATTTAAACTGATTACAGACGATTTAGGTGTTTTGGGACTTGTAGTATATACTAACTGCTTAAAACGAAAGAGAAGCGATTTATGGAAGAAAATTTATTAAAATGGGATGGTTTCAATTCAGCAATCATCGGTATAGGTGAAAGATCCGGGTTCCCGGATGTTATTGTCTATGATTATTATAGAATGGTCGGAATCTACATGGAAGACAGAGGAGCAAGTCAAGAAGAGGCGGAAGATTTTATCGACATCAATATTGTCGGTCACAATATAGGAGAGCGTACTCCTATTATTATTAAAACCGGTCCAGAGGGAATAGATCACCCGGAAGATACGCAGCTGGACATTAACTTTGAAATGGAGAATTAAATGAACATTGTTTATACAATACGAAATTTTTTATGTTTCCGCTGGTTATGGAAAGAGAGTAAAGATACAAAAATTTTAAAAAGCGTCATGCATAATTGGGATCTGTTTGGTGACAAGATGGAATTGAGCTTACCTGAATTTGCAAAACGCATGGAGGCTCTGAGGATCCAATATTATGGCAAGCCACGCGACATACCGCATGAATTTGACGATGATGTAAACTAAGCAAACTAGACATCTTTCTCAAATGTGTGTAGTTTTGCATGGGTGAGTAAGAAGAGAAAAACGAACCAAAAACAATTGGGCCGCATGGGCGAATTGTTGGCTGCCCTAGAGCTAGAGGGAATGGGGTACGAAACCTCCCTTGTAGACGCCCCCGGCTACGACCTGATTGTCAATTACAATGACAGACCATTACGGATCCAAGTAAAGAGCGGCCATCCTTTTGCGAAGAACGCAACATCAAAAACAAAACGCTATACATATCAAACGAATGTGGGTGCGGAAAAGCGCCCGCTAGGGCGCGCGAGTGCGGATATATTATGTGTAGTAGCATCAGATCTTAGAAAATGTTTGTTTATAATCGTTCCAAAGAAGGGATTTGCTACAAGCTTAAAGATGTATCCATCTGCTTTTGCAGAAGATAATGTAATGCAAGAGTCT